TTAGCTCCCGCTTCGAACAATTCGCCGGAAGCTATTCGGTAACGGATCTGCATAGCCGATCAAACAGAACTGGTCTAGCGCGAACAGCACCACACTTTCGAAACCCATGCCTGCCGCTATTCGAACTTCCTTCATCCAGGGCGTCGTCGCGTCGCTAATGCTGACCAATTGACTCCGCTGCGACGCCGGGAATCCCAGCGCAATTCCGAACTCGATGGTTTGCAGGCTCTCGTTCAGGTTGCGCGCCAGCGTGAATCCGATGGATTCCGTCTTGAGCACCGTCAGTGCCGCGGGCGTCCACGTGGCCGGATAATTAATCGCTTGATTGAAGGCGGTATCGTTCACGTCTGTCGGGTAGAGGACTTCAAACCGGCAAGTTGCATACGACTCACGCACGAAGCTCATGATTGCCGCCGTGAAATTGCCGATGACCACAGGCAAGTACGCCACCTCGTCGGGATAGCTGGCTGGATTCACTGTGTTCGTCGTGATGACCCCCATCGCATGGCCGTACTCCGTCAGAAACTGCGCCGTGTTCCACGCGTCATAGAACGGCATTCCGGAAAAATTCGTCCCCGCGCCGTTGTTCGGGAAATACCACCACTGCACCTCACCGAACTGGAGAAACGGAGTCAGTCCCGCCGCAGCTTGAATTCCCGCCATCTCGGCGTACACTTGCTGCCAGAAAGCCAGACTCGTCGGAGAGAAGTTCGTCTGTAGCGAGGGCGTGGGCAACAGGATGGGATCTCCCGCCGGACCCACCTGCGCGATCCCCGCTGCCGCCGAGGGATCGCCGTTTCCCAACTCCATGCTGAACGACGCCGCCGCGTCGATTCCGTACCCCTTCAACGCCGCGAAATAACTCGCCGACCAGTCGCGAGCCGCGCGATTGATCCTCGGGATCACTGTCAAGTCTGTTAGCCAAGTCGGATCGGCGCCTCCCGATAGGCTTGTTCCCGATGGCGTCGCCGTGAATCCCGAACTGGTCGTCGAAACCGAGATCGTGATGTTGTCCCCCGCAAGGCCCATCGATCTGGACGTGATCGTCAAGACGCCGCCCGAGGCGCTTGCCCACACGGCTGTATATCCGGTATTCAGTTGCTGTGCAAATGCCGTTGCGATGGTGGTCGCCGTGTCGCCCACGTGGATCAACTTTTGCAGAACCGTGTCGGTGGAAGAAGGCTGGCCGACCGTCCCCAGCGTCAACGTCACGTAGTAATTCGGCTGCGGCGTTCCCGCAAACGTCACTGTCCCGGCGGCATATTGCTGCCCCTGCGCGAGCAGTTCGTAAAACCACAGTGCGCCCGCGTAATGATTCGCCCGCCCCTGAAATCCGAGCGAATTCAGCATCCACGCGGTTCTTTCCGGCGCCACGGCGATCGAATTCAGTGTGTCCCAATCCGTCGCCAGCGTCAGCTGAGTATTCGCGGCGATCGTAGGCAGCGTCGTTACCGGATAAGCGCCTTCAAAGAAATCGAGGTATAGCGGCGCGCCCGTGGGCCCCGCGTTCGTCAACGTAACAGTATGGGCCCCGGCTGCCAGCGTTTCCAACGAGTAGCGAAACAGCACGTTTTCTCCTGATAGGTTCAGGCTCACGCTGACTGCCGCGCCGCCATCCACACTGATCGACGCTGTGGCGCCGCTCGTCAAATACCGCAACCCCACGTTGAGCTGGTGCGATCCCTCCGCTGAATATTGGTAGGTCACCGAGTCGCCCAGGGTCGATGACAAGTTGATCGTCCCGCCCGAATAATTTCCTCGCGATTCGGTCCACGCTCCTGAATACGAAAGAGCGGGATCGTCATCCTCCGCCCGCCAGCTTCCCGGTCCTGCCACGGAATACGCCAGATTCGTTCCCGTCACGGTCCAGTTCGTCACGGAAACCTGGAACTCACCGCGGGCGAAATCTCCCGCTTGCAAATCCGCCGCGTAGGTCCAGCGCATTTTGCGAATATTCTGCGTGGGAATGCTCACCAGCGATCCGGTCAAAACCGGCGTCAGTGCGCCCTGCAGCGAGGCGAAGTTCAGCGTGACACTCCAGGCGCTGGGCGACGTTCCATGCGCGAGCGTCCGCGCCGCGGAATCCCAACTGGACGATCCCGTCGAGTAACTGTACACACCGAACCGGTTTCCGTTCGTCCCCGCCGTGCTGGTCGCGATCGCCGCTCCGGCCGTGTAATAGACGGTAACGGTCGTGCCGCTCACCGTTGCTTTAAGTAAAGTCGAGAATGAATTAACGATACTGGCGACGGCCGCTGCGGCATCCGCCAGCGTATCGGCGCCAAGCAATTGATATGTGTACGCTTCTGTCAGGAAGCCAAGACCGATATAGTCCCCACTCACGGCGCTTCCCGACAGTGTGAACTCCGCGTAAGCACATTGATACGAGCCTGTGATCGCAGTCGCAAGGGCCGCCAGCGGAACCCAATAAATGGTTTCGCTCCCGCCCGTGGGAGTCGCCCAGATCCTCAGGCTCGGCCAGTCGACCGTCGCATATAACTCCGAATCCATTGGGATGCAATTCGTGCGCGTCTCTTCGTAAGTAAGCGTGATGCCGCTCAAATCGCCATCCGGCAGGTTGCGGAACATCGGATGTTCGGAAACGTTGTCGCGATTCCACTCCACCACGGCCCAATCGAACTGCTGACGCCAACTCCCGGAAACCGTGAAGCCCGTCGCCGAAGTCGCGCTCAGCGCCGCAATCGCCGAGGGCTCGAAGTAATAGCACTGGAGATCGCGGTCCGGCGTGAGCTTTTGGATGGTTTCGGGCATACGCGTCTAGAGGCAAATCGTGACTGTCAAATCCTGCCCCGGCAGCGTACTCGCGCCGCCCGGCACCGACGTTATGTCGAGGTGAATTTGAGCGCTCGCCGCCAAGGGCGCCAACCCGAACCCGTCGATGGTGTTCGAAACCGTCTGACCATCCGGAATCGTCAGCGTCGCATAAACCGTGCTGCCGGTCCGAATCTGCAGCGCCACGGCTCCGCCTACGGGAGCCTGCAGCACCACCGCGAATAGATTCCCGACCGCATACGCGCTTTCCATCACATACGGCGGCGCGGCATCCGTCTCCACCCCCAGGTAGCCCTCCACTTGGATCGTCAACTGTCCACCTGCCAGCGTGCGAATGCCGCCGTCCGCAAGTGACGCGTACGAAACAAGGTTCACGGGGCTGCTGCCGATCGCGTTTGTGACGAAGAACTCCGCCGCCGCGATCCGAATATCCGGGAGGAACATCGAGTACGAGAAGCTTCCGCTGGCCGGCGATCCGAAGAATCCCGAGACGAACGGAATCACGGCGCTGTTGCGTTCCAACGGATAGACCGCCACCCCCACCGCGTGAACCGCTGCGGTGCTTCCGTGAGCGCCTCGTTGAACCGTGAGCGTCAGGCCACCCGTCGCGATCGCGGTTACTGCGACGATTTCACTTTCGATTTGGACCAGGTCGTTCACCTGCACAGTCGGCGCCGCGCTGAACGTAAGCGTCGTATCGGTCGCCAAGGCGGCGTCGGCCAGCGTGACCGAGGAAGGCGAATTCAGTTCGTTCCAGTAGAACAACGTCAGAGTTCCCGCGGCGACGGTATTAGTATTCACCAGCGTGCTGAATGCCACGGCTACCAATTCGAGCGTTCCCTGTCCCGCAGGGTTTAGCGCGAACGACGGCAGCGGCGGAATACCGCTGTCCGTTCCCGAGCCTCCGATTTCCCAGCTCGTCAAAAGGTTCAATGCGTAAGTGCTCTCTTGATCCAAGGCGTTTGCCGACCTTCCTGAAATCTCTACGGACGCCCCTCCCCGATTCGGAGCCTGCAAGTGCGCCGGGCTGACCGTGGCGACCGCGCCGAAGGTCCACGTCGATTCCGCGATCGTGAAGTAACTCGTCGTGTCGGGAGTTACCGTCCACGCGGGTGTCACCGTAAGTGTCGTCGCGCTATTCGCCGTGACCACTCTCTCCTGGCCCGCGCCCGTTCCCCGCGTGACGCGAACCCGCGCAGTCTGGAAATTGTTCGTCGTCATGCCGAGCGCCGTATTGGCGATCGTCGTCGCCGTTGCGCTTGTCACGGCCGCCTCCGGGGAAAGTTCCCATCGCCAGTAGAAATTCGCGTGGTCGTAATTCGGATCGGGAGGCCCCTGGAGCTGTGCGGCCGCTCCTGCATCGGTAAAGGTGGCAGCCACTGTGACGTTAGACGCGATCAGGAACAGTGCGCTGGGGTTCGCCCCGCGATAGACGTTGAATCCCGCCGTCGAAGGCGAGAAGCTCAACCCCGTAATCTGTACTTGATCGGTGTTCGCGCCCGCCGGAGTATTCGCGCTCACGATAAACGACAACCCGCTTTCGCTTCCGTGCGAATCCAGCGCCGTTACCGCATAGTAAAAAGTCTGTCCCCCGCCGAGCGTCCCTCCCGTCGTGACGATCGTCGGAGTCAAACTGACCAGTGGAATTGCGGCGCCCGAAGGCGAAGGACTCGCCGGCGGCGTAAACGATACGGCCAGATCCACCGACGCCGCTCCGTCCGCCGTCTCAATCGGCGTTTCCACAATGCCAAACTGATCGATTCCGTTCGCATCGATGAAACTCCCGATCAGCGGTCGCGGCAATCCTACCTGCGCGCCCGAAACGCCGCTTCCGCCTCCCGCGCCGCCCGCGTCCGTGTACCACGCGTCGTCGTGCCATTGCGCCGTCACGACAACCGTTTCGTAGTTCCGCCCCGGCGCGAGCTTCACCACCCGGAACGGCTGCCTCTCCAAGCCCTCTTTCTCGTACGTCACCGTGATGATGTCGCCCGGCGTCAGACCGACGCCGCGAATCGTTGTTTCCAAATCCACATACGTGTAGCCCTGGATCGCCTTGTTCAACTGGAGCTGGAGCATCCGCCCAGCTTGGTCGAAGTTCGGCAATCCGATCGCTGGGTACGTCGCCGTTACTTCGCGCGATGTTAGCAGCGCATCGTCGGAATCCACCAGCGTCAGGCTATCCTGCTGGTATCCGTTGAACTCATCTTGAAATTCAACCACCAAACAATTCGGCGTATCCGCGCTGATACGCGACCACAGTCGAATCGCCGGCTCCCCGCCCGGCTTCCGCAGAATTCCCGAGAAGGACGCCGAGCCGTCGCTGAATTCGTACGCCGGCCATCCACCGTTCAGCGAGGCCGTGCTATTGCTGCCATCCGGCAGTGATGGCTGCTGCAGGGCCAGCGAATTCTCCACCTGAAGCGTCAGCAAGCCCGTGCTTCCGTAACACAACAACAGCGACGACCCGTTCCGAATCCCCTTGACGATCTCGGCCGCGCTCCGCCGTTCGTCGATTACCGTGTTGCATTGAAAGCGTGGGATGGCTACAGCATTTCCATAGAGATCGGTGGATGAAATCGTCGCGGCGCAATACTGAGCCGCCGTCGCAAAACTCGTAAGATCGATAGCGCTCGTCACCCATCCGCTACGGCGCAAAACGTCCAGCAACACCCACGCCGGATTGTTCGTGAACGATGCGCTTAGTGAATTGCCGCTCGTGTCGAATTGTTCGATGTCGAGCCCGTTCGCCAGAACTTGAATGCTCGGAAGCGTCTGTCCGTTGCTGATCTGATTGGGAACGACGACGCTCATCATCGCCATGCTGCCGTACGGATCGCCCAGGGGCGCGCCTGACGCGTCGGTAAAGTCCAGATTGAAGGCGCCGTTCCTCGTTCCGTACGTCACGACGTTGTACCAGCCCGTCGCCGTCATGTTCGTGCCGGGTTGCGCTTGCGGAATCGCGATTCCGTTGACGATGACCGTCAGCACACTGCTGATTTGGCCTGCACCTAGCAGCACTTCCATGTGCGTAAGGTTCCCGTCGTTGCGCGCGAAAGCGATCGGCGGCGCACACCACGCGGTCCCGTAGATCAAGGGGACGTAGTCGTTGTATCGGGCCTCGTTGTCTTGTAGCGCCGAAAGCTGCGTGCCTTTCTGACCGAAGCTCCGCACCTGGATTTGCGCCGGCACGAATTCGAGACCTCCAAAGCGGCTTGTCGTATTGCCCGAAGTGTCGCTGGAGAACATCCCGCGGGCGACGCACGACGTCCGCGTGTAGTCGCAGCTCGTATAGGCTGCGGTCCCGTTCAGATTCCCCACTCCACCCGCCTGGTCCGCTGAATAGCCGCACTTGTACAACGGCGAATATTTCCCTTGCGCGCCGCCGGTCATGGATTGTTGCCGCTGCAGCGCGTCCGCCGGAAACATCCACGGACATTGCCGTTCGATTTGAATATCCGGCAGCACCACGCGTTGCAGATTCAGGCGGGTTCCAATGGTCAGACGAAACGTCGCTTGCGTGATTTCATCCGGCGGGTTCGCCATTCCTAGGAAAAGGACGCGCGTTTCAGAAGCCGGTGTGTTCCCTACCAAGTCGTAGAACAGCACCTGAATGGTGACCTGTGAGCCCTTGAATCCAATTTCTCTTTCCAGTTGCGAGTAATGCGAATCCGCATTCGCGAGGGTAACCGAGATCTGCTGCGCGCCGTCTAATCCGTCTTCCGCCGATACCTGCAAAGTGAAAAGATTGTGCTGCAGGAGCCTCGCCAGGTACTCATTTCCGCCGACGTTCACCGCGTGCGTGCTCCAATGCTCGACAGCCCCGGATGGCAGAACGCAATCGAATAGAAAGAGCGGTGTCGGCGGCGTCGTTTGTTCTTTGAGTTGGTCGATCGTCGACATGTTCTTAGTTCTCCGGGCTCACGATCCGGATAATCGCGTCATAGACGTCGGTACCCTGCGTCGTCACCGTCACTTGGTCCGATGCAAAGCGCGCCTGCGAATAGACGTCGCCGCTCGCACCCGTCATCTTGTAGTCCGAAGGCGCCAGTTGCGCCTCCACCTGCAGCCCAAAGACGTCGATCGACGCCCCCGCTGCGATGTGCAATCCAAACGCGACGCTGGTCGCCGTCGTCAAGCCTGCGTTCGCAGCGAGCGCTACACGATTCCAAACCGCCGAAGTCGGGACGGTTTGCGTACTTGCCCCCACGGCGAGGATCACGCTCGATCCGCCCGAACTCCGTACCCACGCGCTCAGACAGTATTGAAAATTCCCGGGCACCGCCAACGTCTGGGCTACGCCCTCCGCCGTCTCTGCCGCGTTAACGATCGTGGTCGCGCGCGTTGTACCCAGCGGATCGGCCACGCCGGCGGTCAATTCAATAAGCGCTCCATTCGTCCACGCCGCCGACGACAGCGTCTCGCTCTCCGCCAGCAGATTTCCCGTAGGATCCAAAAACGTGAACGTTTGCCACCTTCCCGCCGTCTGCTCGATGAAACTGTCGATCGCATTCCATTCAGCGGCCGTCATCCCAGTGGCGTGCATTTCCCACTCGACCAGTGCGAAACCAGTATCCGCGTACACGTCTTTGCTCCCGTCGCCCAGAACATTGACCACGGTTCGCTTAACCCGCCGCTTCAGGACTGGATAGAGCGCGGATGCGCCCGTGCTTAGCTGTGGAAAGACAAGCATCAGCTGCGGTTCTCCCCGATCGTCACGAGCGACGCTCCTCGGCCAGTTTCCGCGTAGTCGAACAACCCTGTGTCACTGTCAAAGCTGCAACTCGGACATACCGTTCCGTCGAAAGGATCGGTAAACGAAAATGTTCCCACGCGTCCTCCTTGATTCACGAAGAACTGCTCCAACGTCGCGAGCTCGGATTCATCCAACAGATCCAGCCGGATGGTCCAGTGCCGTAGTGGCTCACCGTATTCTGGGAACCGCTGCTCGCTGCCATCTACAAAACGGTAGGCACTAGTCGAGAACTGCCTTGTGCGATCCGATGGATACTGCGCATACGCGCCCGTTTTTAACGGCGGAAAATTAGCCAACTCACACCCCCCGGATCACGTCGTTCAGCACGGTGCTTTGCAGCATCGCCTGGCGAACCGCCATCGCGATATCTTGACTCCGATCCATAAACGATTGGCTGTCGAGCGCTTGCACTTGCACCGTAATCTGAGACCCTATTTGCGACAATCCCTGTGACGATGACGCGGAACCGCTCACGCTGCTCGTCCCCCCGCTCGTCATGCCCCTCGGCAGGTTTCCCTCGCCTGAGTCCGTGGCGAACGGTGCCCCTCCGCCCGTGGCGCTGAAGCCCGCGTCCAGTTGGATCGGCAGCGGTTGCACGTAGGGCGTGGGAGCAGACGGGCTGCTACTGCTTCCACCGCCGCCGAAAAGGTCCGCGACGCCTGAAATTAACGAACCTAAGCCCACGCCGCCCGCCAGCGCCCCGCCGACGGCCCCCCAAACACCTCCGCCCCCTCCTCCGTTGCTCGGCTGTGTGCTCTGCATCGCCCGCAACGATTCCGCAAGCAGGTTATTGTTAATCGCGTTCAGCGATTGCAGCTGTTCCGAAGCGCTTGTCAAATTCAGCGAGTTCGTCACCGCATCAAAAGGATTCGCCATTTTCTGCTTCCCGCCACTCCTTTTCCAGCGTCAGAAACGCATCCGCTTCTTTAGCCTCACGTGCCATCAGGTCGCCTCCGCCCGCCAGCTTCGCCATCACAAATCGCTCCACCAGCTCCGTGCTCCTCGGCGTCACCAGCGATTTCGGACATTCCTCCGACGACGCGCGCCCGCCCGCCCACACCACTCGCCTCGGTCCGCGCGCCTCTTCCGTTAGCCAGCCGCACCGTCGCGACGATTCCAACCTCTGCCGTCTGCACCGCTCGCATGTCCACCCGGCTTGCCCACCACGAAGAAAATGGAATGCGACGATCAGTTTTTTCTTTCGTCTCCGCTCAGCGACCACTCCGCTTTCACGCGCGCCAGGATTTCCGCCGCCAGTTCCATCGGCCCCTTCTCGATCACCGCCGCTGGATTCGCGGCCTCGCCGTCGATCGCCAATCCCGCCACGGCCATCAGCCCCCACTCCAGGTAGGCCCTGTCGATCTCGGCGCTCACCACCGTGGCTTCCAGCCGTTCGCGCGCGTCGTCACCCGCCGCCAGAAACTCCGCCTTGCGCCCGATGTCTCGCATACGCCGCGCGAGTTCCATTCGCCGCCCGAACGATATCCGCGCGACCGCATACCGCACCCCCTCGGCCGATTCAGCGTCAAACCACGACACGCTTTCGTATTGGTGATCGCAATTATCCGAAGGCGACATAAAGTTCGTTTTCCGCCGTTCCCTGCGCGCGGCTGTTCTGGAAACGCCACTGCAGCCTGGTTTCGCTATCGTCGAACTGCGGCACGTCGGGCACCATCGCCGGCATGTAAGCTCCGAACAATTGGCTGCTTTGCTGTCCCAGCTGCAGCATCACGCTGATCGGCGATCTTTGGCGCGCGGCCTGATACAGCGCCGCGGTCTGCGTATCCGCCATTTCGAAAAGCGTGAAGTCGAGCCGCACCGATCTCGTTCCCGCCGCGATGCAGCGCGCCAAGTCGCTGCCGAACTCCTTGACCCGCAGTTCTACCTGATTGTCGAGCGCCAGTTCCGCCTGCGTTACCGTCAAGAACTCGGCGGGCGTCGCGCCCAACCACACCTCGCCCAGGTATCCCGGCACGATCGTGTAGTCGAAGTTTGCGGTGGTCGGCTCTGCCGGATATGCCGTGAGCGCTCCCTGCCCGCTCGTGAAGCTCGCGCTATCGAGCAGATCTTGCGCCGGACCGCCGAACGCGAATTCTTGATAGTCCCCGTTTGCTTTTACCCGCAGGCCATCTACCGCCGCTCCACACAGGAGCCTTTGTACTGCCGCGCTCGGGTCCCAATAATCGAATACGCTGACGCTTCCCAAACTTTCCGCCAAGGAATAACTGATGCTTGCTCCTAGGGCGGCTCCCCCGGTGAGTCCCGCCGTGAACGGCGCGTTCAAGAACAGCGTCATCGTGTCTTGTACTCCGGCGACGAACCGGATCTCTCCGCCGCTGGTCACCGCCTGCCCCACGGTCAAGCCGTGTGCCGCTGCAAATGTCACGCCTGTCGAACCATTGCTCGACGCCACCGTGCCGCCCGTGAACAGCAGGGGCGTCCCGCCCATGGCGGCTTGAAAGAATGGTCCGTAGCTTGGCTGCACACTCTGATTCGTCCACTCCGTGAGGAACGTATTAATCTGATAAGTCGTCCTCTTGCGGATGGAATTGGGAAGCCCGACAAACGTCCGGCTTCCTGTTTTATCGCGCCGCGACGTCTGTTCCAAAACCTGCCGCGCGTTTAGGCTCACGGCGGGAATCCGGTTTTGACCGGTAATGCCCGGCACTGTTCCATACGTGGATTCGAGCGCAACGTAGAAGCGATTATTATTCGACGATATGTAGCACGACATTACTGTTTGTCCTTAGTTTCGACCTGTCTTTTGCTCGACTCGCTTTTCTAACTCGAAAGGTCCACTTCAAAAACGACCTTGGCGATTTGCAGAAAATTGCTGCCGCCCTGCTGCACTGGCTCGAACCGGACTTCATAGAGACCTGTATAAAATAGTCCTTGTCCCCAGCTCCCGCGATTGGCCTCCAATATTTGCGTCACGGCATCGACGTACAGGCGCAGCTGCTGTTCCAATCCCTCGATCCGATCCTGGGATGCCCGAATTTCCGCAACCGTCCGCACTTTCCCCGAAAATGTGCGGAACTTCTCGACGAGCAAATTCTGGACACGGTCGACGTATACCTGTACGGTTGGATACTTCGCCGTCAGGTGCTTCTCCGCCAGCGCCGCCGGCGTGTTCTGCGCGATGATGTTCTCCAACAGGATCGGCGCCGGTGTGACGCCCGTGTCATTCGCAATTTGGCTGATCGCCACGGGGAGCCCCGTATCCGTCGCCGTCAGCAGATTGACGACCGCTTGCGCCGCGATGCTTGCCGCCTGCGCCATCTTTAGCCTCGCCTCAGCATTCGGCCGCCGGTGATATAGATATTCGGAGACTGCCCGCACCCCGGAGTTTTTCCCGCCGCTAGACCCGTTCCACCCAAGATGAATATCCCGTCCAACGCAACGGGTGCGCTATTTTGCAGCGCCAGAGGCCAGGCGTTCAGCCCCACGTACACGTTCCATCCCGTGGCCCCCACAGGAGGATTCGTCAGCTGCACCGTCAGAAGACTCCCATCCACCGTCGTGTACGTGGTGATCATGCTGGGGCTGCTCTCTTGCCCCGGCGTGGAAACCCACGTCGCTTGGACGTAATACGTCGTCGCAACGATCAACCCCGCCACGTTGCCGAACAGCGGGACGGCCGGAATCGGCAGCGGAGTCGACACCAACCCTATTCCGTAACGGAACGTGAGCTCCCTCGCATCGCCTCCGAGCTCCTGGTATTCCTCCCATTTCATCCGGTACCGGTCATTGAGTTGATTGTTGTAAGCATCGCGATACACCGTCTCCAGCGTATGCAGCGCGTGCCAGCGCTTCAGCTGAGGCGAGACCACGACGTCGCTCACTCCCAATTGCCGGCGTAGATTCGCTTGATGGTCAAGCGTACGCGTGTGCTCAATCAACACATCGAGAACGTCCTGCGAGACCTCTTCCGTCGCCAGGCGGAGTTTGGCGTCCAGATTGATCGATTCGACGTTCGCCACGCTTAAAATCGAGCTCTCGTACACTCGCAGCGCTTCCGAGTTGTTTGGATTTCCGTCCGTCAGCAAAGCCATGATTTCTTCTTCCCAAAAGAAAGCGAGGGCGGCTCCTACAACCGCCCCCGCGTCGTTGTCAGCTGTTTACTTGAACCGCGAAGCTGTTCCGCAGCACGCCCGTGCCATACAGCACGTCCACCGTGAACTGCTGCGCCAGCGTGTTCGGCTGATAGCTCATCGTCACGCGCATCCCGAAGTTGCCCAGTTCCGCATACTCCGCGATCGCCCCCGTTCCCGGCAGCGGCTGTGGCAGCCGTCGAATCACCAGTCCGATTGCATCCCGCGAGAATGCCAGGTTGTGTGTCGTTACCGGACTGCTGCCCGTCTGAGGTACGAACTGCGAGCGGAAGATATAGAAGTCTTTCATCTTGCCAACCGCGCCGTCGATCATTGCGCGCATGCCCGCTTCGCCCACCGTGTTGTATTCGCTGAACCGTGGAATTTGGCGCAGAGCGGAGTACGCCGCCGGATCTACCACCAGGTACTTTGCGCGGCTCGCGGGCACCATCGCGTTGAACAACGCCGTTTCTGCCGCGTCTACCGTCGCTTCGATCAATGCGGTTCCGCCGGTCCCGACGGCCGTGTTCGCCGTAAACAACGGATACAGCGCCAACAGATCGCTCTCGATCTTCTCGGCGATGGCCACGACGGCCGGCTGCATATATAGCTTTAACAAATCCGGCACCGCCAGAACTTTGGTGACGTCCGGAACCTGGAACGTCGCTTCGACGTGCGTGGTTAAGACAATCTGCGCATTCCCGAGGTTCGGATTCTGCGTCTGTACCGTCCCCCCCTCGGCAATGTTATTTGCCACCAGCGTCGGCGGAATCGGCACGTTTACCGTGTCTCCCGCGCGAGCCAGCGTTTGTTCGTAATCGCGATTCACCAGGTTCCCCATCACCAGGTTCCCCATCAAAGCCGGAAGCGCGTCGGCCGCCACCAGCTTCACAATCGCGGTCGCTACATTAGTCGATGTAATTGCTGCCATGTTTTCTCCTTGATCTCCTTCACAATCCGCGCAGCGTCTGCGACGCGACCCTAGCGATCTCCTGCCGCACGCGCTCCATTTCCTCCGGATTCATACCCGGACGAATTCTCTCCAAATCCACACCGCCGTCCGCGGAGATGCCCTTCTGCCCCGCAACCGCGCCCGATCCGCCGCTGACCCTCGCCGGCAGCAGTTCCGGATTCTCCGTGACGAACTGCGCCACGTAATCGCGCAGTTCCACGCCGCCTTGCGCCACCAGCTTGCCGTCTTCACTGCGCGAGATCTCGTCGCGAATCGCCCGGTACGCCAGGTCGAGCTTCGAAATCCCTTGCCTCTGCAACTCCGCTCGCACCGCCGCGCTGCGTTCCGCCTCATCGGCCCTCGCACGCGACTTCGTGTTTTCCGTGATCAGCTCGTTGACGCGACGTTCCAGTTCCCCGTGTTGCCTGCGCGCTTCTTCCAGCTCCGCCTTGTGCGGCAGGAATTCCTGAACTACTGCCTGCACCACCGCGCGAATATTCCCGATCTCTTCGTCAGGCATTCCCGTTGTTCTCCCCGCTCGGCTCCGTTCCTGGCCTCTGGCCCGTGGCCCCTGGCCCCTTTTCTTGAGGCCCCTGTTCGATCTCCGCCGCGATCTTGTCCTTCACGTCCTGGGGAGCGTCTGCCAAATATTTCAACGCAAGCCTCTTCGATATTTCCTTGCGGAGCGTCGGCGATTCGATTCCCAATCCCAGTAGATCCTTCGCGTCGGCGACGTCGCTCGTGAAATCCGCGATATCGAACTCGTCCATCCCCGTCACGCTGATCTCAAGCCCGTCTTCGCGAGCCGTATTGATCGCCTTCAGCACTCTCCGCGCCTGGTCCTTTACGGCATCGCCGTATGCCCCTAGCACCTCCTGCGTGATTGCAAAATCCAGTTGTTTGCTCAGCCCCGATTGGTTCCCGCCGCGGTCCAGCGATCCTCCCGCCTGCGACAGGTAACAGACGCGATAGATTTCCTCCTGCAGCCGCGTCAAATTGTCGGCCGCGATCTGGTAGACCTTGCCCTCTGGCTCCGTCCATCCAAACCGGTCGTCCGGACCCAGTTGGATGTAGTAGCTTTCGCCCACCATCTGGCTCCACTCGCGTTCGGAGTAAACCACCGGCATCGCGAACAATCCCATCGTCAGCGCCCACGCCAGCGCGTTCGATTTATTGAAGTGTTCCAGTTGCAGCGACCCTGCCCGGTTGAGCATCCACAGACCTTCCGGAATTCGTAGCTCAAACAGCGGCACTTGATTCTGTTTCGCCAGTCCGTGCGTCCCCTGGGCGACCAGCTTCACTGGCCCCGCTTCTCCGCCGGCATTTTCCTGCACGTAGATCCGGAACGATTGCTTGTCGTAGTACGCCCAGCGGCGCTCTTCGCGCCACTCCGCGTCTTCCACCCGGTCCTTCTTGATCGCCGACGTCCGCAGCACGACCCATTCGTAGTTGCCCAGTTCGTCGCGGCTCCAGTTGATCAGCTCCTCGGCGCTGTACTCCACCAAGTACGCCCGCGACGCTCCTAGCGCTTCTTCTTCCGCGCGATTTTCCGGCTTTCGATCGAGTCTCGGGAAATCTACCAGCGCGTAGCTCGCGCCGGTGACCAGCGAATCGATAAACTGCCGCCGCAGGAAGTCCGCGAGCGGCGTTCCCTTGCGATCCGTGTCCTCGACGAAACCCGCAAAGAACTTTCGCCCCGCCTCGCTCTTACCCGCGAATGTCAGTACCGGCTCCTGGCGGAACACGGTCGCCGCATACCAGTCCACGATCGACCCCGCGTAGTTTTCGTAAAACACACGAGCCAGTCTTTCGGCGTACACGTCCCCCGGCTCTCTCTGCCTCCGGATCAGGTAGGACGTCGCATGATGCTTGAAGTGCTTTCCGCCCGCGTACAGGTCCCTGTACTGCCTCCACGTATGTTTCCGCGCAATGTAGTGCGGATGTTCCCGGTCAATGTCGAACCCGTCTGTGCCCGTGCGCGCCACTTCGCCTAGGCTTTGCGAGATTTGGTCGCCTAAAAGTTCGTCAAACAATTCGCTGCCCCCTCTCGCCCGGCTTCACGCCGCCTCGGCATTCCTGCCACACCAGGTACCCGAGCGCGTCTGACAAATGCGTCCGGCGCGAATCGCGTTCTTTGTCGATCACTTGGCTGTCTTCCTTGTAGGTCACTTGTTCGAAATCCTTCACCAATTCGCGGCAGCGCGGATCGACCTGCAGGGGCGTTTCATTCCCCAACCCGGCCAGCTTGACGTTCATCAGCATCACTCGCTCTCTCACCACCGGATTCGACTTCGGAATCTTGAAGTCGACCACTCCGTACCGATCCCCCTGCAGAAATTCCCGCAGGATCGCGAGGTCCGTCGTTCCCGTCGTCTGCATTCGTGATCCGCTCGCATCCGCGTACACCGTCAACCCCGCTTCATGCCCTGGAAACCGCGTCCCGAACTCTTCGCAGGCCTGATAAGTGCTCGCCCGGCTCAGCACAATTTCATCGATCACGGTCACTTTCCCTCCACTCACCTGCGCGATCACCGATGACATCGGATCCACGTTGAAATCCAACGCCCACAGCAGCGGCCTCGCTGGATCGATTTTCGTATCCGCCACGTTCCTCGGCCGTTCGTAGCCGAAATAAACTCGGCCCACGTGCAGATCCACGTACTCTCCCAGCACTTCCTGCTGGTAGAAACGCTCGTCGTAGCTCGCCTTCAATCGTTCGTAGTAATCCGGAATCCGGTCCAGGAGAAACCGGTTTTCGAACGCCTGCGCGACCGTTGTTTCATACCCTTCCACCCGCGACGCGAAAAAGCGTTCGTGAACCCAGTCGTAACCCTTCGGCGTCCACACCGCGAACCCGCACAACCGCGATGCTTTTGGATCGCGCAGGCGTCCTTCGAGCCTCAGCCACGCCTCCTCCGACGTGTACGTCAGCTCGTCCAGTCCGAACCACGCGAGATTGCTCCCGCGCAGCCGCTCAAACTCTTCCACCGCGCGAAACAAAATCCTAGACCTCGTCTCGCGCAGCACCATATAGTTTTCAGCCCGATTCCACTCGAACGGAATCCCGTTGCTCTGCAATACTTCGACCAGCGCCGCCTGCGTCGCATCCCGAAGCATCGGATACGTCGGCGCGCCTATCAGCCCCGTCCGGCCCGGATTAACGTACGTGAGCTTCAGCGCCTCCTGGCACAGCGCCTGACTTTTCCCCGATCCGATCGGCCCCGAAAATCCCTTGAACCGCGCCTTGGACTCATGGAACTTCTTCTGCGACGGCAGCGGCCGATATTCTATTCGCCGCTCCCGGACGTTGTGTCCGGCTTCGGCCCGCTTGGGTTCAGGCCGCTCGGTTTCGGCCCGCTCGGTTTTATTAGTCCCGTCGTCTCCGTTCCCGTCTCCACCCAT